AGTTCACACGGCATCGCGGCCATACGTTCTGGGTGGCGGTGAAACGCTGGATCTTCCCTTCCCTCCGCTGCAATCTGTCACCAGCATCGTGACCTATGATCGAGGCAACAACGCCAGCACGTATAGCGCGGACAATTACGAAGTGGACCTGACAAGCGGGCGTATCTATCTCAACGAGGGCGAGACCTGGCCGAGTGATCTGCGGGCGCAGGACGCGGTAGAGGTGACGTATGTTGCAGGCTACGGTTCTGGCAGCATCCCGACGCCGATCCTTGAGGCAATCCGCATGTATGTCCAAAGCATGTATGAGGGATGCGCTGGCATGACCGATCAGGCCAAGGCGCTGTTAGCACCGTATCGACGTGCGGATGAATTAGCATGGTAAACTGTTGCAAGCCTTCCAAGTATAGCGCGCGCGATCTACGCGAGACTGTGACGTTCCAACGTGTGACCAACACGGCGGACGATTACGGCGCGCGGATACAGGCATGGGCGACGATTGCCGATGCGCCTACGCGGGCGATGGTTAAGCCCATGTCCGGGCGTGAGCGTTGGGCATCAGAACGCACCGAGGCGACGGCTAACTATCGCATCGTGACCCGGTACAATGCCGACCTGACCGAAAAAGACCGCGTGTTAATCCGGGGCAGGCCGTGCAACATCCGCTTCATTGCCAATGTGGACATGGATGACCGCTGGCTTGAGATCGACGTGAACATGGGCGACGCAACATGACCGTGACGATCCGCCTTGAGGGTTCGGATCAGCTACAGCGCCAGTTGCGGCGGCTGTCTGACGATTTACGCGAAGAGGCGGGCAATGTAGTCAAAGCCGTCGGGATTGAGATGCGGGCCGATATTGTCACCAGCATCCAGCGCGGGCCAGCATCGGGCATCACGTACAAGAAGAGCAACCCGACGCGCACGCATACAGCATCCGCACCGGGGCAGCCGCCAATGTCCGACACAGGGCGGCTTGCCAATAGCATCACCTTCGACCGCGTGGGCGATCTGACCGCGACCGTTGGCAGCGCCCTGAATTACGCGCCGTGGCTGGAATACGGAACAAGCCGCATGGCCGCGCGTCCGTTCTTCAGGCCAGCGGTTGAGCGTATGCGGCCTATCTACATCGGCAAGCTGGAAGACATCATTCGGAGGGCGGCGCGATGAACTTCGCAGGCGTAGCGCAGGCAATCAGGGCGCGACTGGCAGGTGACGCAACGCTTGGCTCGCTGGTCAACTACATCGGCTATGACAAGCCGCAGGACACGCAGCCGGAAAGCCTCACGCCGTTCCCCTATTGCATCATCGAGGACGTGACGGCGCGGGCGTGGGATACCAAGACAGCCGATGGCGGCGAGCAGCTTGTGCAGATCACGACGTTTTGCAGACCGACGGCAACGCGATCCGCTGTTGATCTGGCAAACGCCACGGCGCAACAAGTCTATGACCTCTTGCACAAGTTTGACTTGGTTATCGCCGGATCGAACACCGTGAACTGTCTGTTCGAGGAAAGCCCCGGCAACATACCGGACCCTGACGGCTTTACGCGCTACAGGCCGATGACGTTTCGAGTGACTTACTCAAGTGAATAGCGTGACTTTGCAGATTTGCAGTTGCGTGGTATAACTTTGCAAAGCCAATGAAAGGGCAAAACAATGGCAGCAGAAGCAGGACGCGATCTACGGATCGAATATGCGTCGGACGGATCAACATACGCGGTTGTCGCGGGCGCGCGCACCGACAGCCTGACGTTCAACAACGAGGCCATCGACATCACCGACAAGGATGATGCGGGCGTGCGGACGTATCTGGATGATGTGGCGGTAAAAAGCATGTCGCTGTCTTGCACGGGCGTTGCCACGGCATCGACATTCTCGGCACTGGCAGCCGCAGCCACATCCGACAGTGCACTTCATGCGTTCCGTGTCGCGTTCGGCAGCTTTGCGACCTACACCGGATCGTTCTTCATTACCTCGTTTGAGGCGACAGGCGAGCAAGCCGACACCATCACGTTCACGCTTTCGCTGGAAAGCAGCGGCGCGATTACGGCTGCGTGATGAGCGTTTTCCGTGAAGTACGAATTGAGTTGAACGGTCAAGAATACTGGTTCACACCGTCAAACAAGTTTTTGCGTCGGATTGATGCTGGCCTAGCACCGCAAACGCTGTTGGGCGTTGTCGGGACAATGGACGGCAAGAACGTGCCGCTCCCTGCCCTGGCCTACATCATTTCAGAGATGGTGCAGGAAGGTGGCGGCGATGCTGACGAGGATGACGTTCTGGCGTCGCTCTATGACGACCTGACCAACAACGGCGGGAACGGCATCGGGCCGCTTGTGCAGTGCATCGGCGATTGCATCACGCCACCGGGCGCTGCGGAAAAAAACCTACCAGCCCCGGCGCAAACCGGGGTCAAGAAAAAGTCCCAACGCAAATAGACTGGACCGGGATGTATGTCACGGCCAGAAGTTGGGGCATACAACCGAGCGAGTTTTGGGAAATGACGATGGTTGAATGGTTTGTTGAGGCGCAATTTCACCAGCGCCAAAACGAAAAGCAAAAACCCGTTAAGGGCCATTTGTCAGATGCTGAGATCGACCGCCTTAGCGCACTATTGGAGCCTGAATAATGGCACTTCCCAAAATTCAAGCAGTGATTACGGCAGACACCAAGCAAGCTGAAGCTGGCTTTGACCGTGTGGAGCGCGGCCTTAATGATGTAGGCAAGGCAGCGGATAACGCTGGGCGGCGCACAGACACAATGGGCGCAACGCTAAACCGAACAGCTGGGCGATCATCTGCGTTCGGTCGCGGACTGCAAAACGCATCGTTCCAGATGGCTGACTTTGCTACGCAAGTTGGCGCGGGAACATCTGCGTCCATTGCTTTAGGGCAGCAGTTGCCACAACTTTTGGGCGGCTTCGGCATTCTTGGCGCGGTCTTGGGGGCTGTGGTCGCTGTTGCCGTTCCGCTCACACGCGCGTTTCAAGGGATGTCTGAGCAAGGCACGGACTTGTCTCAGGTGCTTGGCGTCCTATCCCCGCTGGCGGGCCAGCTTGCGAGCGCGTTTCAGACGGTTGCAGATGTTGGCGTGCAGATGGCCGAGGTCATCATCAACAACCTTGACCGCATTCTGATTACCGCCGGATTGGTCGCGGGGTTCTTTGCCGCTAAATGGGTCGCGGCATTTGTCGCGGCAAGGGTGGCGACGTTTAGCCTTGCGGCTGCGCTGACCACATTACGAGCCGCGCTAATCAGGACGGGCATCGGGGCTGTTGTGGTGGCGCTTGGCGAGGGTGTTTACCAGTTTTCAAGGATAGCAAAGGCGGCTGGAGGCTTTGGTGAGGCTGTTGCGCTAATTGGCGACGTGTTTAAGGCGACATGGGATGGCGTACTCAAATCTGTGCCATTGCTAGGGCCAGCATTTCGCGGCGTCACGAAGTTGGTCATGGGTCTTTGGGGAAATATGATTGCGTGGATGTCTCAAAAGATTGGGATATTCTTGGGGCAATTTGGCAGGCGCATTGCCAACATCCCTGGCCTTGGAGACGCATCATCAGCGCTTAACCAAATGGCAGCCGATTTTGGCGCATCACAAATGGGCTTATCGGCAGAGGCGGATGCGATGACGCAGGCGGGCCAAACTATTCTTGGCGGCGTCGGGTCAAGCGTTGCAGAAAACTTCAAGCCGGTGTCCGAAAGCGTCCAGAAAATCCGTGATCTTCTGGCGTCTATCAAAGATGAGCGCATCACATTGCCTGACCTTTTGGGCGTAGGGTCTGATGAAGATGGCGGGGCGGGCGGCAAAAAAAAGACGCCGCTGGAAGAACAAACCGAGGCGCAGATTGCATCGCTGCAAGCCTTGCGCGATCAGGGGCGCGAAACATGGTCAGCGCTCGGCACATTTTTGCAGCAGTTTGCAGGCAAGAGCAAAGCGGCAGCGATTGCCGCGATTGCCATTCAAAAAGGCTTGTCGATTGCGCAAATCATATCCAATACAGCGGCAGCGCAGATGCGGGCGCTTGCTGAGTTGGGTCCGATTGCTGGACCGCCCGTAGCGGCAAAAATGGGCCTATATGGGAAGTTACAGGCTGGATTAGTTGCCGCAACAGGGCTTGCACAAGCGATGGGTGGAGGCGGCGGCGCAGGCGGCGCATCGCCTAGCCTTGGCAGCGGATCGGGAACAACACAACCAGCAGCACCCGCTATCCCAACCCAAACCGTAAGCATCAACCTACAGGGCGATACGTTTAGCCGTGGCAGCGTTGAGGGCTTGCTAGAGCAGATACAGTCACAGCTAGATCGTGGCGGAAGGCTGGTGTTCTCATGAGCGTTGTCATTCAATCCGGCTTCACAGGCAACGCGCAGCCCATCGACCAGCCGCGCATCTGTTTCGACAAGCACACGGCCACAGCCACGGCCACAAGCACGGCCACAGGGGCCGATGTGGATTGGCTTGTGGATGGCGAGACATGGAGCGTTTGGGAAGGCGGCGGCACGTCTCAAACCGTCACGCTGACATTCTCAAGCGCGGCGACAAGCTATGCGGCGATTGCAGCGCACAATCTGGGCAGCACAGGCGCGACGGTATCCTGCGCGGCGGGCGGGGTGACAGTCGGCAGCATCAGCCCGACGGACGACAGCGCTATTGTGTTTCTATTCGCCAACGTGACCGTGACGACCGTTGCCTTCACTATCTCAGGCGGTTCGGCAGCACCGCAGATTGCCGTTGCGCAGGCTGGCGAGGCTTTGGAGATGCCGCAGCTATCGGTGTTCACAGGCTTGCCGATCAGCGAAAGCAAGCAGGTACGCTATCGCCACCAGCAGAGCATCACGGGCGATGTTCTGGGGCGCGCTGTTGATGGCGCAGACCTGCGCTTTGATCTGACCGTGCAGAACCTACCTGAGACATTCCGTGCAGCGGCGGGCGATATAACGTGGAAAGGCTTTATCAACCACGTTGATAACGTCGGGCCGTTCTTCATTGCCGCCAAGCCGTCCAGCTATCCTGATGATGTTGCCTACGCGCGGGCGACGGAGCGGCCACGGTTTAACCGCGAGCGACCCAACCTAACCAATAGCGGAACCGTCACGTTCCAGTGCATGGGGTATGCAGCGCCGTGAGTACAGTTGAGGCTATACGGGTGGACATGCAGCGCTGGGATGACTTCATGGCCCGCGCTAGGCCGATGCTGGACGCCATGCCGCAAGAAAAGCGCGAGGCGTTTGCAGAGTTTTGGTGGAACCTTGAGGACGCCGGATGCGAGGCGGCGGAGACGGTATTCCATAACGGGACGGTTTATTGCACGCCGTCTGACGACTTTCGACGCGCCCTTGCTGAGTTTGGGGTGGTGGTAGAATGAGCTATGAGGATCAAAAATGACAATATCAGACATCTCTAACGGCGAGAGCCTCCTCAGCGTTCGCAACAAGCTGAACGACGTGATTGGTAAAACAAACACTATTAGGACTGTCGGCGAGTTTTCCAGCGTTCAAGCCGCTATCTCTGCGTCGATTGCTGGTGATTTTATTGTGGGGGTTTCGGAGGACACAACCGTTCGAGTGCCCACCGATGCGCCAACCCTTCAGGCGGCGTTTGACCGCGTGACGCCTCTCAATGTTCAGTGTCAGATTGATGTGTTGATTGAAAGCGGTCACCAGCCGACAGCAGGGGTGACAGTCGCAAATGGCGATTACGGCCAATTCTCAATCAGTTCTGTTGACGCGGAGGTTGTCGTCGCGCCATCTTATGCGACCCATTGGCTTCTGTGCTCCAACGCCCGCGCTCCTGTTATGAATTGCTTGGTGAACGCCAACAATCTCGGAACCTTTGGGTGTTGGTATCAACAAGCATCTACAGGGCTGATAAATCCCGGATGCGGCGTCAAAAATGCTGGCGGAAGTCGCGCACTTTACGCCAATAATTCTATCGTCACAGCGGTGGGTTCTATTTTTACTGGCGCGGCAGAACGAGGTTTTTGGGTCGCATGGGGCTCTTTGGTGCGATTGGACGAGGCCGACTTTTCAAACTGCGGTGCGTTTGGTGGATACTCAAACTGGATTTCAAGAAATTCTCACGTCACAGCGTTTGGGATAACAATTAACAATTCTGTTGGCACCGCCATCGGATTGAACAGAACTTCAAGTATCATGTGCCATGAGGCAACGATCACAAATGCTGGGGGCTCAGCGATAGGCGCAAACCGAAACTCCAAGGTTGTGATGAACGATGCAGTCATTAGCGGAACCTTTGGTGGTGATGTAATTGATATTTTGGGCGGAGAACTTTGGGCTAATGGCGCATCAATAACATCATCAACGACTGTCGTGGATGGTGTCGTGGTTTCTTCTGCGGGAAACGCGGCGATCAACTTTGCAACAATCTCCGGCTTTAGAAATGGCGTTTTGATTGACAACGCAGCGTCGGCCAGCATCAACGACACTACAATTTCCGGGTGCAGTTCAAATGGCGTCCTTGTTCAAACTGCTTCCACCGCATCAGTAAGAAGTTCTTCGGTTACGGGGAGCGGAAATGTTGACTTGGCTGTTGTCCGTGGCGGCGCGATAAGCGCGGACGGAACGACCACCACGACAAGCGTGGGCACCCCTGCTTTAGCTGACACAAACCTGCCCAATGGGTTTAATTTCACAGACAATGGGGCCCGTGGAATTATCTGGGTGTAAATAAGCAAAATGGCAGTAATCTATAATCAATGGGACGACACTGAAACTTGGAATGACGCCGATGCTTGGCGGGATTACCTAGTCGAGCCAAGCAGGGACAAAACAGTTCAAATCGTCGAACTGAGGTATAAGCGGTGCAGCCTGCGGTTCGGTGTTGGGACATGCACGGCCAGCGGCACGCCAAAATGCTTCCAGACGTACAACACATGCCTGGCGAAAGACGTGTTCAATCTGGACGGCGAGTTGCGCTGGTATTTCACCCGTCCCGGCGATCCAGCACCGCTCACGGCAGGACTTCCAACAGCCGATGAATGGTATGGGCCAGCCATCCCGATCCTGCGCACAGTGCGAACTGAGCCAACCCGGCTAAACCTCGGAGCGGTGCGTGAGAGTGAAAGCCCGTTCGGCTTGCGTGGCACAGTTTCTGTCACACTGGACGACTTCGAGTTTCGCAACCAGTTTGGCGACTTCTACGCGGACGAGCGCGAGGTTAAGGGCAGCTTGGGGCGGCTTTTGCTGGCGTGGCTTGGCGAGGCCGTGCCGCAGTTGGAGATGTATCTTTACACGGGCAAGGATGGCGACGCGCTGGGCGATATGACGGTGCGGCGCTATGACGTGACGAACATTTCCCCGCCCAGTGGCGGATCGTGGACGATTAGCGCCATCGACCCGCTGGCGAGGGCAGAGCGCAAGAAGGCGCAATTTCCCCCGGCGACCGACCTGCGATTGCAAGCGGATATTGACGCCAGCACAACCGCGATCAGCGTAAGCGGACTTGAGGCAGATGTATCAACCGCGATGGGCAATGACGGGCTGTTCTATGGCCGTCTTGGCAGCGAGATCATCAGCTACACGGGCTATACAGGCAGCGCGGGCGTCTGGGCGCTGAGTGACGTTGTCCGTGGCGCTCTGGACACGACAGCCGATGAGTATAGCGTTGACGACGGCTTGCAGCGCGTCGGGCATTACGACGACATTCTTTACCCTGACATGGTGGAGGATTTGCTAGAGAACCACACGACTATTCCGGCGGCGCTTATCCCTAGCGCGGATTGGGCGGCGGAGCGGGACAGTTGGCTATCGACGCTTGCCGGAACCGGGACATTTACCGAGCCACGCGCGGTGTCCGAGATATGCGCCGAGGCAATGCGCGATGGCATGTTTTCGATTTGGTGGGATGACCGCGAGCAAGAAATCAAGATGCTGGCATTGCGGCAACCATCGCAGCCGCCTGAAACCCTAACCGAGCGCAACGCGATTGCGACCAGCGCACTCAAGCGGACGCCAGACGACCGTCGCACCCGCGTCACGATCTACTACGACCGCCGCGACCCTACCGAAAGCCTGACCGAAAGTCGCAACTATCGCCAGCAGCGTATCAGGATCGACGCAGAAGCAGAGGGCGCGAACTTCGCGGACGGTACAGTGCGAAACCTGATCTGGTACAGCCCGCTTCTGCGCACGGACCTCAACGCGATCTTGGTGCAGGCTTCTTTCCTTCAGCGGTATCGCACAACGCCGCGCTATCTGGATTTACAGCTTGCCTACAAGGATGCAGACCTAGCCGTTGGCGATGTGATCTACGTTGAAAGCCATGATATTCTTGACAGCGA